TTACATCGGAACGCGAACAGTCACTTTGCGGGGCCGCTCGCCGCTCCCCTGCACCAGAACGGTCACGATGCAGGTCGCGCCATCCTTGGAAGGCTGGGCAGAAAGAAGCTGCCCGCCCGTTTCGCGTACCACCCTGGTCGCGGCATCGCCGCAATCGCCTGCCACAAGAAGCAGATAATCGCGGGCGAAGGTCTGCGAAGCTGACAGGCTCATCAGGCCCGCCGCGACGATCGCGATCATCTTTCTTGATGCCATGACTACAACTTCCGCTCACAACCACGCATGGGTTTGATTACCAAACCAACTGGTAAATTATGTATCGAATGACGGCTGAATGGCAAATGAATGTCCGGTTCAGCCAATTTTGCCTCATCCGTTCCGGTCAACAGAGGCGATGGCGCGCGTGGCGGTCAGGCGCCCGTAAATCGCCAGAAGTCCGCCCAGAGCGCTTGCGGTACTGGTCAGCGCGTCTGCCAGCCCCACCTGTTCCTGAAAGGGAATTGCGTGCCCCCGCGCCTGCATCAGCGCGGCGAAAATCGCAATGAGCCCACCCCATACGGTCTTGGATTGATACCAGGCCTTGGCGTCGTCCATGTCATCTAACTCCCTGATTTTTAACGTTCACTATCCGGTTGGCGGCAATGCCTGCGGGGACCGCCCGCCCCATTTGCAGCACCCGCACACGAAAACGTGTCTGGATGCCTGCAAAATCCGACAGTTCCGAAGCCTTCGGGTAGAGCAAGCCGGGCTCGCCCACCTCGAATCGGCGCACCAGCGCGCCGGTCTGCGGGTTCAGAAGCTCCAGCCGGTAGCGCTCCTCCGGCTCATCCAGCGGCACCTCGCTTGCCTCCCAGTCGTCGGCGTCTGTCCGCGCGCGGCGCACCCAGGTAAACGCTGTCCCGGCCTCGTTTCGTGTTGCTCTCACATGAACGGGGGAAAGTGGCGTCAGCGCCCGACTGCCCGCCATCAGGCGTTGCGGTTCGGTGCGGTCGCCCTGCCCGCCCAGCGGCTCCAGCAGCCAGTTGAGCGCAAGCCCCCGCTCTTCCGCCGCCAGGCCCAGCGGCAGAACCGCCTCGTCCAGCAGCACCAGCCGGGCACCTTCTGCCGCGCCTGTCGCCATGGCATCCTCGGTTCCGGCAAGAGCCCGCAACAGGCTGGTCAGCCGCCAGCGCCCCGGCCCCAGTTCTTCCGCCCGTTCGAAGGCCAGAACCTCCCAGGCACCGGATCGGCTTTGCACCGCCACCCGGTTTTCGCCGCTCAGAACAGCAAGCCGCGAAACGGTGGAGAGCCCCCCGAAGGGCAGCGAAAGCATCACGCTGTTCTGCCGGTCGAAACGCCCCACACAGCCGCCCTCCAGCGGTTGCAGCAGGCTTCCGATCCGTGCGGGCCGGTCGATCAGCACACGCGCCCGATAGCCCTCCCCGGTCGGCGAACTGGAAACCGCCATCCGCGTCCAGGGTTTGGCGAAGGCTGCAATGCGGGCGAAGCTTTCCGGTGGTCCCGCCTCGTATTGCGGCAGGTCGAGAAACGCGACCAGCGGATCGAAACCTTGCGAAGGTGCCACGGCGGCCAGTCGCTCCGGCGTGGCCGATGGCGCGGGAGGCGCGGACGCCGCCTCGAACCGCCGCGCCTCGACCTGCCGCACATCGGCATCGTCGATTCGCGTGATGATGAAGACGCCCTCCGGGCTGCTGGCAGGCCCGCCCACCAGCCGCACCGCATCGCCCGGCATGGGCGCAATATCGGCGGGCGAAAGCGGAAACCGGATGGTGCGCCGCGCCAGATGGCTGTCGCGCAGCAAAGCCTCCACGCTTGCCTGTGCCATCTCGTCGCTCATGGCCCCTGGCAGATCGGTGCGCAGAATACGCCGCGTCATGCCTGGCAGAGGCCGGGAGCGCACACTCGCCTGATCGTAATCCAGCGCCGTATTGGCAAAGCCGATCACGGCTTCTGCGGCAAAATCGCTGTCATGGCCTCGCGTCTCGGTCCAGGCGGGTTCGCCCTCGCGCTCCGCCAGCACCGTAATCTCGCGCACGGGCAAAGCCGTTTTCCCGCGTGAGCGGAAGACAAGCCTGCCCTCCACCTCGGTCACGTCGAGCAGAAAGGCTTCCGCCAGTGGTGCCAGCATCTGCCGTGCCGATGAGATTTCGCCTTGCACATAGCCGGTCAGATCGCCGCACACCCCGGAAACGTCGAAGTCGTGAAAGCCGTGATCGCTGAGGATCGCGGCAATCGTATCGGCCAGTGTGGCAGCGCCCAGCCGCCCGGTCAGCCAATGGCCGGTGCGCCAGTTCTCTCCATCGGACCAGACGGAGGATTGCTGTGGAAAGGCGGGGTAAGGCCGCGCATCCCAGGCCCAGAGAAACAGCCTTTCCGGGTCCACCATTCCGGCCGGGGCCGCGCCGCTTTTCCAGTGGGCGAAATGCGCGTCGAGGAACCGCCGCTGAACGGCATCGTCCCGCGCTCCGCTGGAAAAATAGGGCCTGCCGCTTTCCGCGGATTTCGGGTCGAGAAACAGGTTGGGCTGGTTGCCGCCCTTGTCGATGGCAGCGCATCCAAGCTCGGTAAACCAGATGGATTTCGATCCCGGCACCCATTGCGTCGGCACCGTGCTTTCCTGCCCGCCCATGCGGTTGAAATGCCGGTTGCCCCACCATCCCGCCAGATCCTTGTAGCGAAACACCCAGGGCTTTCCCGCCAGACCATCGGTAATGGGGCTGCGTTGTCGCGCCCGACGTGCTGCCTCGCTCGCATAGTACCAGTCGAAGCCCTCGCCGGAGGTGATGGCGCGGGCAAACCCCCCCCGGTCCTGCGGGCTCGCCATGCCGTCGGGATTGCCGCTCGTCAGATCGCTGTCGCGCCAGTCCGAAAGCGGCATGTAATTGTCGATGCCGATTGCATCAATTGCTGGCGAAGCCCAGAGCGGATCGAGGTGAAAGAACACGTCGCCCGTGCCGTCCTGCGGGTGATAGCCGAAATATTCGCTCCAGTCGGCGGCATAGGTCAGCCGTGTCCCGGCTCCCAGACGGGCTCGGCAGTCGTCAGCCAGCCGCACCAGCTCCTCCACGAAGGGAAAGCTGTTTGCCCCGGCCCGCACGGTCGTCAGCCCGCGCATTTCGGAACCGATGATGAAGCCCTGCACCCCGCCTGCCTGACGGGCCAGATCGGCATAATGCAGCACCATGCGGCGATAGCCTTCCTCCCGGTTGCAAAAAGTGGAGATCTGGCTTGCCGCCGCAGGTGTCCGGTCCACGGATCCGGCGCTTCCCGGTGCAGGATGGCAGGTGATGCGCCCCCGCCAGGCATAGGGAGGCTGGCCCACGCCGCCATGGGGGTTGGGAAGGCTGTTGCCTTCTGCAATATCCATCATCACGAAGGGATAGAGATAGACCTCCAGCCCCCGCGCCTTCAGGTCGGCAATCGCCGCCAGCACGCTGTCATCGCTGGGTGTGCCGCCATAGGCCGGGGCGCCATTGCGCTGGCTTACCAGATGGGCATCGCCCCGCGCCATGCCCGCCACACGCCAGCCCGGTATCTCAAGCCCGCGCTTTGGCACTTCCACACCTGGCACAATGCGGCATTCTCCGGCGCGCAGGTCGGTTCCAAACCAGCTCACCACCAGCGCCACGCGCTTCAGGTTCGGGCAAAGCGCCTGCAGCTCATCCATCGAGGCATGCCAGTCGGTCGATGCCATGCGGTTGTTGCGGTTCAAAATGGTGGCGGAGCCGAAAAAGGAGCGTTGCCTCACGGGCACTGGCGAATAGCCCGCTTCCGTCGAACCGGGGATCACAACCACCGCCCGGATGTCGCGCTCCAGCGTGCCGACGGCACGAACCACCTCGAATTGCAGCAGCGGAATGCGGTTGCCGTAATTGCCGATGGGAAGCCGCTCGAACACCACATAGGCCAGGCCGCGAAAGGCAGGGGCGTTGCCCGCCCCCTGCTTGGCCTCGATCAGGGGATCGGGCAATTGAGACTCGCTGCCCTTGTAAACGCGCATTTCCACGGTGGTCAGGTCCAGTTCCTGTCCATCCGCCCACACACGCCGCACATGCGAGATTTCTCCCTCGCAAAGCCCCAGCGCCAGATTGGCGTAGTAGGTGAAAGTCTTGGCCCGCTGGCTGCCGGTGGATTTGCCGCCCCGGCGCTCGTTGCGCACTTCCTCTTCAAAGCGCGTGGCCCAGATCAGCGTCGCGCCAATGCGCGTGGTGCCATAAACGCGGGCGATTGCGGTTCCCTCATCGGCACCGGAAAAGCGTGCGGTGGAAAGGCGCGGTCCCATGGCGGTCGATCCGCCGCCCAGCAGGGCCCGGTCCACCATGGCCCCCGCCAGCCCTCCGGCTGCGCGCCCCAGCATCGCCCCCACCGGGCCAAAAAAGGAACCGATGACAGCACCCGCCGCCTGAAACATGATTGTTGCCATGCAATTCCTCAGCAAGTTTGAATGCCACAGGCTCAACCGAACCGATGCACGGCCACGATCCGCCGTCGCCAGCCATCCACCAGGGCAGAGCGCGTCACAGCGGCCTGTTCATAGGCGTGGATGAACCAGCCATCACCGGCCAGAATGCCCACATGCTTGGCCGCGCATCCTGCCCGCCAGCGAAAGACCAGAATGTCACCGGGTTTCGCCTCACTGAGAGGCATAGCCGCTCCGAACAGTTGTCGCCCCGCATGCAGCAGCCGCTCCTCGCAACTGCGTTCTGCCCAGTCCGGGGCATAGGGGGGAATGGTCATCGGCGGCTCGCTGCCATAAAGCTCGCGCCACACGCCAAGCACCAGCCCGATGCAGTCGCAGCCAATCCCCTTTGTCGCCCCTTGATGGCGATAGGGCGTGCCGATCCAGCTTTCGGCGATGGCAAGAACATGCTCTGCCCGGCTCATGAAAACAGCGGCCCGCCATCATGGCTTCCATTGGCCCCGGCATAGGAATAGCTGAAATCGGCACCCGGCATATGCGGAAAGCCACGAAAATTCAGCCCGTTGCCAAAGCGCTGGCGGCAGGTCGAAAATCGCTTGTCGCAACCGGCCGTCAGCACCACGCCTTCGCCTGCGGCCAGATCGCGCTCCAGCGGCAGCCACAGCGTCACAAGGCTTGCGTCATCCGCCTGCCGCTCATGCCGATCCACCAGCACAACCGTGCCATCGGCAAACTGCATTTCCCCCTGGTCGAAAAAGCCGCTTTGGCGTCCCCCGAGACCGCTCACGATCAATCGGCTGCGGTCAAGCTGCTGGCTCACCTGGCCGCTGGCGCGAAAGGCCGCCAGAGAAACACGGCAGCGCTCGTCGCCGAGACGCGCATCGCAGCGCCGCCCGTAAATGCGCCCCTGCGGCTGGTCCAGCCTATGTGCCATGCTGCGCAATTCGGCGCTGAAGCGGTCGCCGGATCGCGTCACCTCGCCAATCTCGCGCACTTCCAGCCGCACATAGTGCGAGCTATCGGCCCAGTTGACGAGAAACAGTTCCACCTTTGCCCGGTCGAAGCGACCAGCGGCCAGATCCGCCTCCGTGATCGCCTCGCTGGAAAAGCCGCCGCTCACCTCGCCGCTATTGGCCGCCATTCCGCTTGCCGCTTCGCTCTCACTGGCGGAAAAGCCGCTTGCCGCACGGCAGCGGGTTCCGGCAAGGATCAGGTCTTCGTCGTGGTCGGTAAAGCCCAGCACCACACCATCGGTGCGCGTTACTCGCCAGGCATGGCAGGTCGTCGTGGCATCCATCGCCAAATGCGCCGCAAGTGTCGGTGGAACCGTCCTCATGGCAAAATCTCCTGAATGGGAATGGCCGGAATGCGTCCGGCATTGAAGGCGGTCAGGTTGATGTCGATCCGGTCGGTGTCGAAACGCACCGGCACATCGAACTCGAAGCCGGCACGAATAACCGCCCCCGCCGGTGGCACCGCATGGGCTGCGAAGGTCACAAGCCCGGTTGTCGCATCGCAGGTAAAGCGGTCGCCCGCCACTGCCTGCCCGTTGACACTCACCACCACGCTTGGACCTATCGGCTTTGCAATGGTGCGGCGGCTTGCCCCGCCCGCATCGCCATAGATCTTCACCAATTGAAAGCTGCGTTGCACGCCGTCACCCGTGCCGATCACCTGATCGGTGGCACTCAAGGCCGCATGGGGCGGGCAGGATTTCCAGTCCAGCGGGTCGCGAAAGCGAAAGCCGTAAAGCTGGCCCATGCGCGCCTCGAAAAAGGCAAGCACTTCATAAAGATCGGCAAGCGATTTGATGCCGCTTCCCGCATCGTAAGCGCGTCTGGCATTGCGCCATCGTGCATTGCGGTTCTCTCGCCCGTTGGACAGGTTGACAATATCGGTGCGCCGCACCGGCCCGCCACTCACCCCCAGCGCCAGCCGCAGGGGAAAGCGCACCTCGTGAAATCCACTCATGAATGTTGCCTTTTGTGAGAATGCCTTAAGGCGATCAGAGCACTGGCAGCATGGCTTCTATGGAGATGCTTCACCTTGCGCACCGTCTATGGCATAGCGCTCAGAACATCTTTTCGTTGAAAGAAGATCATGCCATCTCCCTACATCGCCAAGAAGGTTTGGCCTGATTATATATTAAACGGCGCTACTTTTTCTTTTACGCATTTGGCAGAAGCGTATTTCACCGCGCATGATTCACTTGGCCATGAGAAGCAGATCATCGTGACCTATCAGGATCATGTTTTCACCCGAGATGCCGTGGAGGGCGAAACTCTGAAAGACGCATTTCCCGGTGCAAACAGAGACCCATTCGGTGTCTTTTGTCCGGTGCGTTACCGCTGGTCGTTGAGGCTACCGCAGATCATCGCGCTTCTACCAGAGCAACGCATCTGGAACCTTCGCAAGGACGACAGATATGCCCATGTCCCTGTTGTCGCGGAGAACGGCGAGACTATCCTCTATTCCATTGTCTTCAGCATAGAGCCCGTCAAACGGAATATTGCTTATGATTTCTGGATCAGGGTCCGAACTGCCTATCCTTGCGACGGTCCGCCGCCAGATACGTTTGGCGATGTGCGCTTCAGCCATCTTCTGATGGTTCGGGAAAGGGGGAAACACCCACCGCGAAATTATTCGCCACACCGAAAAACGCCGAAAACGGCAGCCTCGCAAAGCAGTGACCCAACAGAGGAATAGTAGAAAAACAAACGGCCCCTTTCGGGGCCGCAGCAACCATAATTGGTTTGGGGGCAAAACTCTTCGGTTTCCCTATCCTCGCCTCACGCGAGAACCAGATTATTCATCTGGCGGTGTTGGCTATCTCACGCCCGAAATCCAACGATCTGTTCATGACGATACTGTCCCGGCGTGAAAAGTCAATATTCATTGGCCTTTTGCGCCGCTCATTCTCTGCGGAGAGGGTGTCACAAAGCCGGCACTCATGAAACCCCTCACACACCACGCCGGCCACGCGCCACGCTGCGCGCCAGCATGGCGGAAATCTGCCCCTCGCTTTTGCGGAAGCTCGCGGCATCGGTGGCATTCACGTTGAATACAATGGGTGCGGCACTGCCACCTCCGCCCGTCATGGCAACGCCCAGCGCACCGTCCGGCCCGCGCTGTAGCGGCAGAATGGCTTCCGCCCCTGCCTCGCCCATCAGCCCCATATTGCCGCCTGCCATGGAAAAGAAGCTTGGGCTGCGCACCACGCCGCCATCGGCAAAGGGCGTCACCTTGCCCATCGAGCCAAGCAGGTTTCCGGCTGCCCCGGCCACGGCATTTTGCAAAGGCTTCAATGCGGCGGAAAGGGCCATGTCGCTCATGCGCCGACCGAGCCCCCGCAGCACGTCGTCCAGCCCCTTTCCTTGCAGCACCGCCCCTTGCAAGGCTCCGCTCAAGGCATCGCCAAAGCTCTTCGAGCGTGCCTCAAGGTCGTTCATGGTGCGCGATAGTGCTTCCGCGTCGGAAAGGGTTTGTCTTACTGGCGAATTGTCCGTGGTCATGATCTTTCAGCCTCATCGGGGAAAAGCCGCATCAGCGCCTCCATCTCGGCGCGATCCATGGCGTCCCGGCGGGGGCGACAGCCTCCTGCCATGGCCATGAATTCGCGGGGGCTCAAGCGCCAGAATGTTTCAGGAGAAAGCCGCAGCACGCACAGGCCCATATGCATCACCTCCGGCCATCCGGGCTGGGTTGCGTCTTGTGGCTGCGGTGCTGCGGCTCTCAAGGGTTTGGGCGCATGTCTCCTTGGGCATCGCTAAAGGCGCTTTCCAGCAACTCACTGGCAATCCGGGCCGAAGCGGCAATGCCGCCCTCTATGTTCATGCCCGCCACTTCCTCATCGGGAAACAGGTTGCCGCCACCGCGAAGACCGGCACCGATTACCTTCACCAGATCGCCCGCCTTCAGCTTTCCCTTCGAGAAATAGGCGGCAAGGCCCGACAGATCCTCCACGCCAAAGGCCGTCTCAAGCTCCGCCAGCGCCCCCAGTGTCAGGCACAGAATGCGCCGCTCGCCATCGATCATGGCCTCCACTTCGCCGCGATGGCGGTTCGCCCGCCGCCCGGAAAATCCCTCACGCGCCGCCATCACAGCGCCCCGAAGCTCAAGGCACCGGCAGATTCCAGCGCCAGTTCAAAGCGCACTTCGCCATTGTGCTCGCCGGAATATTCCAGTGCCGTGATCTGAAACGGTCCGCTGATTGTGCCGAAGGAGGGTATCAGCACCTGCCAGTTCAAGATTGCACCGGCAAAGAAGGTGGCTCGGATCAGCGCATCGGATGCCTGATCCTTGAACAAGCCGCCACCGTTCAACGATGCCCGTTGAATGCCAGCACCGCCCAAAAGCTCGCGCCAGCGCCCTGCACTTTCGGCATCGGTAATGTCCACTGTCTCGGTGTTGAAGGCCAGCCGCTTGCTGCGCAAACCCGCCACCGTCAGCCAGCTTGCCCCGTTTTCCACCTTCAACAGAAGGTCTCGTCCCGCCTGCGCCACCATCGCACCTGCTCCCGTCATTCAATGAGTTGGTTCTCAAAAATGTCTTCAAATCGTCTCGGTCACTGCCCGCAGGCGAATCTCCGTCACCAGCGCCCGTGTCTTGCCGTCCAGCCGCTCACGGGTGGACAAAACAACGAGGTTCACCAGATGTGAGCCTTGCCCCAAAGTCGGCCTGCCCTGGCCCAGCAGCGCCTGCACCCGCGCACTCAAACGTTGCGCCTGCTGCCTGCTCGCCCCCTCGCACCACAGTTCAAGGGTCAGAAAATGCTCCTCCCCCTTTTCGGTCGCGGTGGAATAATCGCGGCTTTCCAACTCGCCATACACGATGCAGGGCAACCCTAGACGAACGGCATTCCGGTCAATGAACCCCGCTTGCCCCACCTCGGAAACCAGCCCCGCATCGCCGACAAGCCGCGTATGAATGGCCTTCATCAAGCTTGAAGCCGCGCTCATAAAAGCACCTCCTCGCAGTCGCAGAGAAAAAACCGCCCGCTCTCATCCGGGTCGCGCAGGCTGCGGATGGTCAGCACCCGCTCACCCCGGCGAAAGCGTTGCCCAGCCCGCAAGTCCGGCCTCTGGCGCAGTGTCACGCGATGGGAAAGCACGGCCCGCTCGGCTCCCGCCAGCTCCACCTGACGGTGCCACACCGCCCCCTGCACCAAAGGCTCAATCCGCGCCCAAACCTCCGTCACCGCCACCCATTGGGTCAGCGTGCCGCCCTGTCCGTCACTGGTTTCCTGTGGCACTTCCAGCAGAAGCCGCGTGTTCAGCTGGCCGGGATCGAGAGGAAGCGGCACCATCTACAGCCTCCGCATCCGGTAGGCCGCCAACAGCCGCTCATAGCCCTCCGGCACGCCGCCCGGCTGCTGCTCGGGGGCCAGCACACCGCGATAGGCATACATCAGCGCAATGTGCATCAGCATGGCCCGTTTCAACGGGTCCGGCACCTCCGCGCCGCTTTCGCCAAAGCCTGCGGTGAAATCGATCTCGATGCCGTTCACCGCCTGTCCCGGTAAAGGCGGGGAGCGAAGCCAGAGCCGTGCCGGTCGCGCCTGCCCATCCAGCAGGTGATCATCAAGCGAAACATTCACCGGCTTGCCATCGGCCTCATAAATCGTCGCCGCATCAATGGCTTGCACCGGCCCCCTGATAATCTGAACCACGCCGTCCTTCGGCCAGCGGTCCAGATAGAGCCGAAGCTTTTGCCGCAATAGGCAAAGGCCCGTCTCACGCTCCAGATGCTCGCGGGCAGTGGCGATCAACTGCTGCAACAGGTCGTCTTCAGCGGAAGTGTCGATCCGCAAATGCGCCTTCACCTGCCCAAGCGTCAGCACCTCCGCCTGCGGCGGTTCAATCAGGGCATAGGTCATGAAAATTCCTTTTGACAGTCGAAGTCAGATCGATCACCCCACCAAGGGGCGGGATGATCGCACCCCCTTAGTTCGCGGCGAATTTCACCAGCTTGATCGCCTCGAAATTCTGCACCCCGCCGCCCACACGCTTGGTGGTGTAAAACAGCACGTAAGGCTTGGCGGAGTAAGGATCGCGCAGAATGCGAACGCCGGTGCGGTCCACCACCAGATATCCGGCGCGGAAGTCACCAATGGCAATCGGCAGAGCGTTTGCACCAATATCCGGCATCTCCTCGCCTTCCGCCACGGGAAAGCCCATCAGCGTCGCGGCCTGCCCCGCCGTTGCTGGCGGACGCCACAGGTAATTGCCATCGGCATCCTTCAGCTTGCGAATTTCCCCTTGGGTGCGCCGGTTCATCAGGAAAGTCGCGTTCTGGCGGTGTCCGGCTTTCAGCGAATAGATCGCACTCACCAGCACATCCGATGCACCAGATGTGGCAAAGGCACCCGCCGCCCCGGTTGCCACATAGCCAAGCTTGCCCCAGCTCCAGCTACCGTCCGCCACCGTGTCATAGGAAAGAAAGCCCTTCGGCTTGTTCACCCCGTCGCCGCGAATGAAGGCGTCCCCCTCCTGCTCGGCAAACACCGTGTCCACTTCGCTTGCCAGCCAGGCTTCAATGTCCACCGCCGCATCGTCCAGCAGCGTCTGGCTTGCCGCTGGCATGGCGTAAAGCTCCATGGTCGGGAAGGTCAGCTCCGAAAGCTGCGGAGAGGCGGTCTGCGGTCGTGCCGCCGTTTCGGTCACCCAGCCGGTCGCCGGTCCCGTCAGCGCAAAGGGCTTTTTCAGCACGGCGGTGGAAACGGTGCGCACGGTGGAAAGGGCGCGCATGGGAGACACCACGCTCAAGCGGCGACCAATTTCGCTATCCACCGGGTCCGGCACCAGATAGCCGCCATCGCTGCTCGATCCGGCGCTCATCGCCTTGGCTTCCAGCTCGCGCAAGGCCCCCTCATCGCCCCGGCGCATATAGGCCTCAAATGCTGCCTTGTGCTCGGCCGCCTCCGGTCCCGTCTCCGGGCCACGGCCAAGGGCGGGCCTTGCCTTCTTCAGCGCCAGCTGGTCCAGAACCCGCTTCTGCTCGTCCATGCTGCGGTTTATCCGCTCCAGCTTGTCGCGGGTCACCACGTCGGCGGTCAGCTTCTGCTCGATCTCGTTGAGGCGGCGGTCGTTCACCTCCTTGAAGCTCTCGAAAGCCTCCATGAAGTCGTCGAAGGCCGCCGTCATCGTGTCGGGCACGGCCTTCACCTCGGGCGACATCTTGTGCTCCGGTGCCACCTGCATTTGCGTCTCGCTCATAAGGCTTTTCCTTTGAAAGTGTTTGTCAGCATGGATTTTGCGGCCCGGCGCATGGTGCGCACGAGCTCGGTTTCACGGTCGCGGAAAAACCGCGCCTGCTTCACGTTGGAAATCCTCGCCGATGGCAGCATCGGAAAGGTCACAACGGAAATCTCCCAGAGATCGGCTTCCAGAATGCGCCTGATGCCCGTCTTGGCCTCGTTGCGGGCGCGCACGGTGCGAAAGCCGATGGAAAGCCCGTCCAGCGCGCCGCTCTTCATGAGCGCATGCACCTCGCGGGCGCGGGCCACGCCCTTTGCAAGCTGGCCCTCCACATAAAGGCCACGACTGTCCTCGCGGATCGTCGTCCAGGCGCCGATCGGCTCGGCCGGATCGTGCTGATAGAGCATGCGCACACCATTGGCACCGCGCTCCACCAGCGAGGCCTGAAACGCGCCGCGCTCAATCACGTCCTTGCCCAGATCCACCTCGCCGAAAAGGCTGGCATAGCCGCTGAAGGTGCCGTCGCCGCCCAGTTCGGAAATCTCCAGACTGGCAAATTTGCGCGCGTTGGGCCGTGGCCCGCGATACACGTGCATGAAAATCTCCCGATTGTTTGAAAAGTTCAGGCGTCTACTGGCCGCTTTCCGGCCTTGTCCCGAGCCGCCCCACCACGCGCACCAGGGCCCCCAGCACCCACCAGGCGGTCAGGCTTGCAGCAGCAGAGCCGGAAAGCGCCGTTTCCAAAGCGGTCAATTGCCCCGCCAGTCCCAGTTTTTCGGAAAGCCAGATCCCCGCTGGTGCGCCAAACATCACGCCGCAGCAGGCCCCGGTCAGGAAGCGGCTCACCGCCTCCTTCCAGCTGTCGGGCAAAAGATAAACGAGCGAGACCCAGGCGCCTGCCGTGGCCCCCACCACCCTTGCGGCAAACAAGCCGCCATCCTGACCAAGATCGGCCATCGTGTTCACCTCATTTGAATGTTTGAAATCAACCGCTTGAGCCCCATCCCTCACAGCCTGATTCAGCCTGTTCAGAAACTGATTCATGACAGCGCCGTGCGCCGTGTGCGCACTAAGGACGCTGTCACGCTTTGAACCGCTGCATAATTTTCACCTTAGATCGGGTACGATCTAAGGAATTATGCAGTAGCCCACGGCCTGCCGCTTCTCCTCGTCGGTGAGGAAGCTTGCAGAACCAATCCGGCTCCACAGCGCGTCGCGCTCGGCGGAAAGTCCCGCCACCTGGTCGAGGTCCGGTTCCAGCCTCAGGCTCTGCCCATAAAGGTCTGAGAACCATGCGGAAAAATTCTGCGCCGTGCGGGTCAGAAGCGGCACCACGGTCAGGCGGAAGAAGGCTCGGTTCGCCTCCTGATAATTGGCATAGGTATTGTCGCCGGGAATCCCCATCAGCATGGGCGGCACGCCCAGCGCCAGCGCAATGTCGCGGGCCGCACCGTTTCTTGCCTCCATGAAGTCCATGTCCTTGGGCGAAAGCCCCATGGCCTTCCAGTCCAGCCCGCCTTCCAAAAGCAGCGGCCGTCCCGCATTCACCGCGCCCTGATAGCCCGCTTCCAGTTCCGCCTTCAGCCGGTCATAGGCATCGGGGGAAAGATTGCCGCCATCCTTGGGTTGATAGACCAGCGCGCCGGAAGGTCTTGCCGAATTGTCCAGCAGCGCCTTGTTCCACTGGCTGGCGGCATTGTGCAGATCAAGCGCCGCCCCGGCTGCGGAAAGCGGCGAGAAGCCGCCGTGATCGTCGAGCGGGTGGAAAAGCCGAAGATGCAGCAGCCCGTTTGCATCCGGGCTGTGCGCCGCAATCCGCCGCCTTGCACCGCCATTCACGCGGTAATCATAGGCCATGGGCCAGCCATCCGCCCCCACCACCACGCTCACCCGGTCGGGCCGCAACACATGCAGTTCGCGAAGCACGCCCCCCACAAGCAAAGCCTCCACATAGGCATTGCCGGAAAGCAGAAGATGGCCAAACAGGCTTTCAAGAAAATCCGCCCCCACCTGCCGCGCATTGGGCCGTGCCAGAAGGGCAAGTGCCGAGTGCTCCGCCATCTCGCGGTCGCCGTCATAGGCAAGCCAGGGCACGCAGGCCGCCGCCTCCGCCACCATGCGAATGGCACGGTAGGCCACGGGGTTTCGCATCAGCCCCGTGCGGGAAAGAGAGGCGTAGGAGCGGCCCGTCCACTGCACGCCTCCCTCTCCCGCCAGAATGGAAAAGCCCGCGCCGGAAAAAGTCCCGGCTGCCTTGCGCTCAGGCACGGCTTTGCCTTTGTCCGTGGTCGCCCACGGCCATTTGGGAAATCTCATCGTGATGATCCTGAAATTCAGCCCAGGCTAAGCCCGATGGCGGTCGCGAAAATCACGCCGAAAAGACCGATCTCCTCGGCGCGGTTCAAGCCGTTCACCACACGCCGCGCATTCACCCAGTCGCTTTTCGTGGCGTTGAAGAAGTCGTTCAGCGCATAGCCGGTGAAGCGTCCGGCAATCATGCCATCGAAGAGAATGCGCACCGCCGTCTCCGGCTCCATCGCCTTTTCCGGCGCGTCTTCCAGCCGATAGGTGCGGTAATTGTCGCGCCCGGTAATCTGCACCAGGCCCCGGCCGCGAAAGCGCCAGCCATCGCCACTGGCAGCGCTGCCATTGCCCATGCGGTGGGCATAGATGCGGTTGGCGATCCGCTCCGGCTGTCCGGCAAAGCGTTCAGCATCGGCGGGCAGGAAATAGCGGTGAAAGTTCTTCACCAGCCCCTCGGCGGAATAATTCAGATTCTCCTCCACCGGCTGCATGCGCCGCCCGGTTTCGTGATAGGCGGTGGCCAGGCAATAGGCCAGAAAGCGCGGATCGTTTGCGGCGTAATTCGCCTCCCATGCGGCCAGAAGCGCATTGTGGCCGTCCACTTGGCCTTGCGTCATCCGCCCCTCGTAAAGCCGTGCGCGGACCTGATCGAAATAGCGCTTGCGCTCAACCTTCATGCGAATCTCCTGGAATAGTGGCACGCGCCAAGGCTGCAACACAGCGTTTCCTGTGGGCAGCAGCCTAGCGACGCAACCTTGTGCAAATGTTTCAATCGATTTGAAAAATGCTAATCGGTTTAGGTGTTTAGCGCCCTATTTACTTTCCAATAACTGTATGGAACCAACGGCGGGCAAGGCAGTTATCTGCCCGGCATTTCGTTTAGAAGGAGATCATGAAGATGCAGCAGCCAGCCTCTGTCCCGACCGCTGCCACGGCGCCGAAGCAGCCTATCCCGCAGCATTTGGTCGACCGTCTTGAGTCTGAATGGCGTCAGATGCGCGAAAGCGCAGCCAGCCCCATCAAGCGCTGATATCTTCTGCCGCCGGCTTCATCGCGTCCTTTGAAGCCGGCTGCATGTTGAACTGGATTTGCCAGTTACTCTGAATCTAAATGTCTCCAGTCCAAGCCGCTGCCCTTTGCCCAAGGGGCAGCGGCTTCTTTATGCGATGCATGAAAGCTGAGATTTGATGACGAAAGCAGACGCGCACTGCCATGCGCACTTGGGAGAATAGGTCACCCGAGCCAAGGCGAAGGCCTCGTCATCGACTGGAGGTGAGCTAATGTGGTTTCTGCCCTTTAGCATCACTCTTAGAATAAGAAAAACCCGCACAAGCTGGCAGGCTGAGGTGCGGGTTAGTGTCTTTAACTAAGAGAAACGGAGGCAGGGTTGCACCCCTGTCTCCACTCCAGCTTCAATATAGCAATCCTTAGGCATCCCGGCAACGCCCCCTTTTACAATCCGCGCACCCGCGGCTCGCTCTGCCCTTCCAGCATCAGCGCCGTCAGCGCCCAGACCAGTGCATCCAGCCGGTCGGGAGAGCGCCCGCCGGAAAGCCCATCCGGCCCGAAGTCACACATCTGGTCCTCAAGCGCTGTAAAGCGGCCTGAATGCGCCACGCGGCCCTGCTCATAAAGCGCGGCCACCGGCTCCGCCCGCAAAAACTTGCCCCGCGTTGCCCGCACCTGTGTCAGCGGCAAAGTCTCGTCGATGCTGCGCAGCATGGCCGCCACCATCTCGCCGCCCTGGTTCACCTCGGCCACCACCCGGTCGGCAGAAAAGCGGCGATAGGCCTTCACCACCTCCTGCGCCCACCCGGCGGGGCTCAAGCCTTGCGCAGAACAATCGGCCAGAACCACCGCCCTGCCCGTCGGCTCAACGCCTGCCACCACAATGCCGCAGCAGGAGTTTTCCCCCGCCCCGGAAGGTGGATCGACCGCCACTACAACCCGCCGAAGAGAGCCCGTAAAGCGAATGCGCAGCGCGTCGAGGTCTGCCCGTTTCCACAGAGCATCCGCCCTGTCTTCGATCAGCTCGCCCTCCAGTTCCTGACGCCCCAGGCGACTGCCGCCATAGCGCGCCTCCAGCCCCTTCACGAAACTGGGGGAAAGGTTCGCCGCATTGTCCCGCGTTGAAATCCGCACCAGCCGTGTTCCCTCATCAGTCATCAGCCGTTTGAGGATTGGCACAGGCCTTGGCGTCGTCGTCACCAGTTGGCGGGGGTCGTCCCCCAGCCGCAGACCGAATTGCAGCATGTCGAAGGTCGCTTCCGCATATTTCCATTTCGCCAGCTCATCGCACCAGGCAAAATGAAACTGCGGGCCACGAAGGCTTTCCGGATCTTCGGAGGAGAAGATCTGTGCCATCGCGCCATTCGGCCATACCAGCCTGCGCCGCGATGGCTCGAAATCCGGCCGGTTCTGCCGTGCAATCCGGCAGATGCCGGAGGCACCGTCAATCATCACCTCGCGGGCATCGCCCAGCGTTTCCGCCACCAGTGCAATGCGAAGCTCACTTTTACGGCTACTGGATGCCAGCGCATGAACCCATTCGGCCCCGGCCCGCGTCTTGCCGGAGCCTCTGCCGCCCATCACCAGCCAGGTGCGCCAGTCACCCGGCGGCGGCTTCTGCTCCAGCCGCCCCGTCAGCGCCCAGAGCTGGCGAATGCGGTGGCTATGCGCCTGCCAGCCTTCCGGCGGAGCCGCCTCGCGAACATCCCGAATGCGCGCCTTGTCCTGAGCAGCAAGGCTCTCTTCCAGCCTGTCGGCCAAACCCCATGTGGTATCCCGTTCGCGCACAATCTCACGCATCCGGCGGTCTTTCTCCGCCAGCAGAGCATCCAT